GCAACCACGGGTCAGGCGCGGGACGTGGTCCTTCGTCATCTATTGCTCAATCCTCAGTCGCGGCACAAGACGGCTGCGGCTTTGGCTGTGGATGCTTTGAGCGCGGCGTGGCCGTGCAAGCGGGCAAAGTGATTGGAGCCAAAAATGTTTTTTAAGACTTACATGGGCGACTGTTTGGTTGAGGTCGAGGCCAAGATCAGCAGGAACTACCGAGCCAAGATCATCAGCATGACCATAAACGGTTTGGAGTTTGATATCGACGATCTGAACGCCAAGGCGCTGGCGAAGCTGGAAGACGAGGCCGATGAGAAGGCGATGGAGGTAGAGGAATGAGCCTACGAGAAGCAGCGCAGCAGGCGCTTGATACGTTGGAAGACCCGTGGAAGGTTTGCCCTGAGGGTGTAGCAGACGCAATCATCGCCCTGCGCACCGCGCTTGCCCTCCCCGGCAACGACTACGAGCGGGGCTTTGTGGATGGCATGTCCCATCAGGCCCAGTCCAGTGTGGACAGGGCTGTAAATGCGATGGCACGCAAGCCCTTGTCAGACGAAAAGATTTGGGACCTTTACTACGAAATGATCCAGGATGATCGTTTGAGTTTTGCCCGCGCCGTTGAACGCGCACACGGGATTGGGGGTGAAGCATGAGCGAGATCAAGGACGGTGGGGCAGCGTTCCCGCTGATGCGTTCAATCAACGGCAGCGACGGTATGACCCTGCGCGACTACTTCGCAGCACAAGCATTGGCCGGGATTTGCGCCAACCAAGACAACCGCGTGTATGGAAACTCAATGGAGTTTGCTAGAGCGGCCTACAGGCTTGCTGACGCCATGCTCACGGCAAGGGGGCAGGAATGACCTGCGAAATTTCCCCGGGGTTCCTGTTTGGAACCATCATCAGCATCATCATTGGCAGCGCCATCGGCGGCGTCATCTGGGGCTTCTTTGAAGCATGGTGGAAGGACAGACATGGAGCGTGACACCATCATCCGACTGGCGCGGCAGGCGGGGTTATGGCCAACAGAAAAATGGTCAAAAGAATACGGCATACCAACACCTAATGAGCAATGGTTGCCTGAACTTGAACGCTTCGCCGCCCTTGTTGCCGCCGCTGAGTGTGAGCGCAACGACGCCTACATCAAGTCATTGCATGAATCAGTGTCATGGCAAGCGGAACGGGTTATCGCGTGCCTCAAGGCGTTGGAGAAGGCGGTGCTGGCAGAACGAGAAGCCTGCGCGAAGGTGTGTGAGGAAGTCGGTGAACGTAGGCAGCACCTGATGCACAAGCACACCAGCAGTGAATGCGCCGCCGCCATCCGCGCAAGGGGGCAGGGATGATTGCACATTTTGAAGACGGCACTTCACGGGAGATTCGCCCCACGGCCCCAACGATGGGATTGCGCGTTGTTCGCTGGGAGTTTGACTTTAACGACATGTGTGAGTTATTGAAGAATCCTGAACTGTTGGGAGTACTTGCCACCCGTATGGCTCCATTGCAGGAGGGGGCATGACCAAGGAAGAACTGATCCGCATGGCGCGGAAGGCTGGGCTTCTGCCTCATCCAGAAAACATTGTCTACCAAGACCCAATGTTTGAAGGTCGCATCAAAACCTTCGCCGCCCTTGTCGCCGCTGCCGAGCGTGAGGCAATAGCTCAGATGATTGAAGACGCCCCACCGCTGGTCGAGTTTTCTCAAAACGATAAAGGTGGCTGCATGGTTTGTGGATTCACACCAAAACTAGCCTCTGCCGCCATTAGAGCAAGGGGGCAGGAATGACCAACATTAAAGCACTGCCCGGTGCCGTGGTGCCAACCAGCGAGCCCAACGAAGACCTGATACATGCTATCAAAGGAATGCTGGCGGATGCGGAGTCCGGCCTGTTGCAGTCGCTGTACGCCACCGGGTTTCGCGCCGATGGGCTGCGCATGTCCTGCATGTTCCCGCATAACAACGTGTACGAAGTTGTCGGGGCCATCGAATGGCTGAAGCACCAGTACATCGATCAAATGACGGAGCCACTATGAGCGGCGACCACAACGCAAACCAGAAGCCCAAGTCCTTCCTGGACGAGACAACCCTGGCCGATGCGCTGAGGCTCCTCAATGAGGCCGCTGAGCTGCAGCCAATCCAAAGGCGCCCCACCAAACTCATCGTCCCGCGCGTGTACTTCGACATCCTGATGTACCGCCCACCGATCAAGAAGGTCCGCGGTGCGCGGGCCCGGCGCCGTGCTCTGAATCGCCGCGCTAACGCGACATTTTTGAAACTGCTGAAGGAGTTCCAATGACACCAAGCATTTTGGAAGCGATGAAGTTTGTGAGATACGCGGACGTTTTCATGTGGTTCGATCTGGGCTTCGTGGACGTAGCTCGTCATGCCCAGGTGACCCAGAGCTACCAGACGGGCGAAGTTCCTGAAGTGCTGCACACCGAAAACATCCCGGACGAGATCCCGCTGCCGTTTGAGGACATTGGTGTGGTCTACGGGATTGGCCTCAAGGAGTCGCCTACTCTTGTTGTCAAGACCTTTTCCCGTTTCGACAACAACCTCCAGGTTATTTACTGGCGTCATAACGGCCACCGCTTGATCCTGAACCAGGACGGGAACCGCTCTTTACGCCGGCAGGCGGGGGAAGATGTCCCGGATTTGTGGTTTGACGGGGAGATCGTGGACGAGCTGGAGCGCAGCGGTAAATCCAAGCACGACATTCTCGAGAACGCCACGGACAACGCCCGCCGTACCTACGCGATGCTGTACATCGAGCTGGTGACCAAAAAAGCAAAGGTTGTTGCCCACCAGCCGATCCCCAACCCCAGCAACACCAAGCGTGTGGCCAAGGGTAAGAAGCCGTTGTTCGAATGGAAGGTCATCGACGTGACCGCCAACCAGATCCTGCCTGAAGCAGGCGCGCCGACTGGGCGCAAGCATGCCAGTCCCCGGCGCCATCAGCGCCGCGGTCACATGCGCAAGTACAAGAGCGGCAAGGTTACCTGGGTCAAACCCACCATGGTCGGACGTATTGAGTTCGGCTACATCCACCACAGTTACGAAGCAGCCCCCAAAGGAAACGACGATGAAACATGCCCAATTAGCCCAGTACCTCAACAACTCGATGCGGGAGTTTTGCGAACAACACACTGACACAACGCCGGAGGACATCCTGACGGCGCTGACCCTATCCCTGGCCATCCGTTGCCGCATGTACGGCATCGAGGTCGAGGACGTCAAAGCCAACCTCGATGAGGTCTTCAAATTCACCACCCCCTGCGAAGATGAAACACATTGAACTGCTCCAACGCTGCCACGACATTCTTCGTGGCGCGGTGATCCACACGCCCAGCGGCGTGCTCAAGCCCGCGGCTGATGAGCTGGCCAAGGCGATCAACGATTACCTGAACGAGGAACGCACCCACTCTGCCCGGTGTTGGGCCCGGGGCGCGGACCATTACGAGTGTGCCTACAGGCACATCAAGAAACTGGAGGCGCAGCTTGCTGAACTCAACGATTAAGCGAGGCAAGACCACCATCAAGGTCAACGCCATGGCCTATGCGCATATGGTGGAGCTGATGCTGGACGGCACGCATTCCTGCCAGGAGCTGGCCCGGGCCACGGGCCTTCATTACGTGACCGTGCTGGACTACACCCGTGCGATGCACAGGGCTGGTGCTGCACATATTTGTGCCTGGGAGAAGGACAAGCGTGGGCGGGACTTGATCAAGGTCTACCGGATCGGCAGAGGCCGTGATGCGAAGAGGCAGAAGTTGAGTGCTCGAGAGCGGTCAGCTAGGTACCGTGAGAAGATCAGACATCGAGAGTTGATGGAGAAGATATGCAGTGCCCCGAGTGCGGTTGCCCAACCCGCGTTGTTGAAACAAGACGAGCTGCAGGCGGCTTGAAGAGAAGGAGATACGAATGCCACAACCTCCATAGATTCACGACACTGGAACAAGTTATCAAACGCTCCCCGGTCCGCGGTCCAGTCATCAAGCCCGCTGTCCCGGAGGTTTGCAGTCCGTGGGGCTCACTCCACGCAGCATTTTTTAAGGAATCAGATCATGAGAAAGATGTCGCCTAAAACCAAGATGTTCTTGTCGGCGCTGAAGGATCCGCAGAATGCGGGTGTTTCTACCAATTCACTGGCCAGGAAGTACAAGATCGCTGCGGGCTATGCCTACAAGTTGGCAGCTCGCTCGGGCAAGACCCCGGTCAAGAAAGTCAAGAATGACAACGTCGAGCACCTGAAGAAGGCGCTGCAGCAGAAGATGCTCAAGACGATCCCGTTGCTGGAGACGCAGACGATTTCAATCAGCAGCCCGTCTCCTGTTTCGGCCAACGCGGTTCAGGTTGGTGGTGGTCACTACCAGACCAAGGCAATCCAGCCCTGGGACTACATCGTCAGCAACCGCCTCGGGTACCTGGAAGGCAATGTCGTCAAGTACGTCAGCCGCTGGCAGGAAAAGGGTGGGCGCCAGGACCTAGAGAAGGCCCGGCACTACCTGGACAAGCTGCTCGAAGTAACCGCCTGATTACTTGGCTTCTCCCCAGTTCGGTCCGACTTCCACATCGCACCGGCTGGGGACTTCCAGCTTCACGCAGTTGGCCATGATCTCCGCAGCCGCTTGAGCATGCTCGCGGTTGTCTGCACTGATCACCACCTCATCGTGCACCTGCAGCAGCAGGGTGAAGCCGGCCTTGGCCAGGGCCACCATTCCGGCCTTGGTCTGATCAGCGGCTGAGCCCTGGATGAGACGGTTCAGGCCCTTGTAGGTGCCTGCGCGCTTGATGCGTACGCCGTACTCAATCACCGCCTGCTCGCGCGGCAGCGCCTTGTTGACGCCCCATTCCATGGGCTCCCACAGCGGGAAGCGGCACTTACGGCCCAGCAGCGTGCGGATGGATCCGGCGGCCGCGGGGTGCTCAATGCGCTTCATCACCGCGTTGACCGTTCCGCGCAGGAAGGGGACCTTCAGGTGGAACTTGTCGATCAGCTCGCTGGCCTCGGACACGTCCAGGTCGAGCTGGGCGGCGAGCTTGTTCTTGCCCATGCCGTACATCAGCCCCAGACCGATGGTCTTGGCGGCCTTGCGTTTGATGCCGGCCATATCGGCCACCATCTGGTGGAAGTCGGTGTTGGGGTCGCTGCAGTAAGCGTCCACCATCCGGTCGGCGCCGGGGAGCTCCAGCAGGCTTGCGTAGTGCACCAGCAGGCGGGGCTCCTGGGAAGAGAAGTCGATGGATGCCCACTGCTGGCCTTCCTCGGGCAGGAACAGGCCCCGGACCATGGGCCCGATGATCTCGTGCCGGGCGGGCACCTGCTGCAGGTTGGGGTTGGCCGCCGACAGGCGCCCGGTCACCGTGCCGCCGTCATCAGAGCGCAGTTGGTTGAAGTGGCAGTGAATGCGGCCGGTGGCTTGGCTGAAGTTCAGGTAGGGCTGCAGGAACGTGCTGTGCGTCTTGTTGGTTTCCCGGGCCTCGACGATGAGTTTGGCAATCGGATGGCTGCAGCTATCCAGAAAGCTCTTGGTGAAGCTGGGAAGGCCGTTCTCGGTCTTGCTGTAGGGAATGGCCAGCTTGTCGAAGGCCAGGGCGATGCTCTTGGCCGCCCAGATGTCCACGCTGGTGCCTGCAAGATTCTTTATGTCGGCGTAGAGCTTTTTCTCCTGGGCTTGGAGCTGATCAATCAGGCGCTCGCACTTGGGGCGGTCAAAGCGCACGCCGCGCAGCGTCATGTCGATGAGCACCGGCAGCACCTGGGATTCGAGCTCGAAGATGGATTCGACTTCTTCCTGGCGCAGTTTGGTGCGCAGGTTCTGCCAGAGCTTCAAGGTCAGCGCGGCATCCTGCTCGGCGTACTCGCCGACGTACATGGCCGGGAGCTTCCAGAGTTCCTTTTTGGGGTGCACGCCGAAGTCGGCTGCGGCTTGCTTCAGGCCCTGCTCGGACTTGACTTCCTTGAGGTAGTCAAAGCCTAGCGCGTTGAGGCTGTAGCTGAACCGGTTCTCATCGATGAGAGGGGCGGCCAGCATGGTGTCGATGATGCGGCCGTTGATGGTGAATCCGCTTGCACGAAGCCATCCTGCATCGTAGGCGGCGTTGTGCATGATCTTGTCAGCAGGTGTGGCCAGGACGTCTGCAATCCACCGCTCGACGCGCTTTTTGTCGAGGTTGCCGCCACCGCCGTGGGCCACGGGAAAGTAACCGGCCCAACCATCCACAGCGACAGCGTAGCCAACGATAAAGCCGTCGCGGCGAGGCCAACCGGGACCCATAGACTCCATGTTGGGATCGCATGTCTCGAGGTCAATCGCTATCTCCTTGGCTGTGGACAAGTTGGGGAAAACTTCCGGTGCCACCCACTCGACATTGGAAGGGAAGAGGGAGATCGTGGTCACAGGCGGAATCCTTTTTCTTGATGCTTGGGAAGGATGAGATGCAGGGTTTTCTTGGCCCTGGTCACGCCCACGTAGAACAGGCGGTGGACGTTGTCGCCGTTGATGGCGTACTCTTTGGCGAACTTGGGGCTCAGGTCCATGAGCAGCATGACGTTGTCCGCCTCCCCGCCTTTGGCGCCGTGGATGGTGGACAGGCGGATGCGGGGGACCTCTGACAGCTTCGTGCCGCGGCGCAGCAACGCGATGAGGTATTCCCGGCGGTCGTCGGGGATCTTGGTCAGGGCTTCGTGCCAGATGACGTCCGTCTGCAGGCCGAAGTGCTCTTTGAGCTGCTCCAGGCTGTAGTGCTGGGTCGCCTCGCCGTGCTTGAAGGTCTTGTGGCCCCGGGCCACGGCACTCGTATCTAAGTACTTGTATATGTTCTTGATGGCCTCGCCCGATACGGTCTTGCCCCTGCGCAGCCGCTCCCAGTCCGCCACGGCGTGGGCGATGTTGGCTGACAGGCTTGGGATGCCGTTGCGCTCGAACAGCAGCCCCAGGCTCTTGAGCCACTCGTGGATGGGGTTGAGCATGTAGTTGGTGGCCGCTAGCAGCAGCCACTGGCCATCGGCAATGGGGATGTCTTCGAAGCGGTAGTAGGTACAGACTTCGCCTGCGAAGTCGCGGGGGCGCCAAGTCTTTTCCTGGCGCTCGCGGATGCGGGTGACGATCTCGTTGGCCAGGGTGTGCACACGGGCCGGGACGCGGTAGGACTGCTCCAGGACGGTGATGTGGCCACGGAAGGACAGAAAGCTCTTGACGTCAGCGCCTGCCCAAGTGAATACTGCCTGATCGTCGTCTCCGGCGAGGAAGACTCTTTTCGCCTTTTCGGCCAGGGCTTCGACCAAATTCCACTGTAATCGGCTTAGGTCCTGGGCCTCATCAACAATGAGGACGTCAAGCTCAGGCAGATGATCCGACTCGACCACGGCAAGCTCGAGCAGGTCGGTGAAGTCCAACAGGTAGTTGGCGTTCTTGTAATGACGATAAGTTCGCTCGACAAATTCGAAGTGATGCCACTCGATGTCCAGCCCACTTTGGTTGTAATGTTGGCGTAGATCAACCCCTCGAATACGCGCCAAGTTGATCTCGTTGAGTAT